AAGCTTGTTTAAGGCTTCCGGAAGCAAAAGCTGGACTTTCAGAGGAAAAGTCCTTATGGAGTTTTTATTTAAATTGCTCAATAGATGGCAATTTTCTATTTCAAATAGATAGGCACGGAAGTACATTCGTGTTATCAGATTTTGAGGAGGCTACAGACAACCTCCATCTATCTCATGTTGAGAAGTCCTTGGGAATTCTCTTTAAAAGTTGTAATTGTGGACAGACGATCCGCAATTGTATTACTACAAACTTCCTATCTGAAAGGAAGGTGTTTTATAAAAGAGGTGTTGACACTGACACCTATACAAAAAGAGCCGCCCTCATGGGCGACTGTTTAACTAAATACATTCTAACCATTTCGAATGTAGAACTTGTAAGAAGAGCGAAGCAAACGCTCAAATATAGATGCAAATCCGCGATATGTGGAGATGATATGATAACTTGCTGCCATCCTGACGATGCAGAAACATTTTTGGCCTCGTACAAATACTGGGCGAATGAAATGACTTATACAATCTCAGAAATAGATTGTATGATATCTGATATAGGTTTTTATTGTGAAGACCTTATGTTCAATTTTCGTAAGAAAGAAGATTCTTACTATTTCCAGAAAAGAGATAAAAGAGAATATCTCTATATTGATTTAGTCAAGTTAAAATTACTTAACTGGCAAAGTGGTGAAGTCAACCGCACAGGTGACGAAAGTAGAGAAGGAAGACTTGAGGCCTTCCAAAAACAAAGATCATTCCTTTCACCCGGAAAGGATCAAATAATAAATATTTCAAGGTTCGAACATGGAGCCTTAATGTACTGGTCCTTATATGGTAAATATATAAGAGACAAATGGAAATTATCTCCACTAACCAATGGTGGAGGATACTTACTACCATACCACATTATTGGTGGGATGAATGATTGCATAATAAAATATTGCCACAAGGCAATACAATGTTTAAATTTTGATGGGGAGAATATATTCCCCATGGAAAAGGATTATAGTGAACTATTCCAAATCAGGAATAGAAACAAAAACAGAACGGGTCAGCCCGTCATGGCATATATATCGAAAACTTGTTTAGAAAGTTTTAATTCTTATCGGATTCCAATACCCGATAACATTTCGTGGATGATACACCTTATGAAAGGTAGAAAAGAGATGCCAGTCTGCACTGGACTGGAGATTTTTAATGAACTATATCGGACACTCGGTACGATAGACAGATTATTCAAGACAAATAGATGCCTTGACCTTGAGAGAACGTGTGACCGTGAGATCGCACCTGAAGTTATTAAAGAATGGTACAAACGGTATACATACCATATGTATCAAAGCATTTTGATAGGTATAAGACACCTACCATGTATTGCAGATTCAGGCATCTACACAAGAGGTGCCTTTAAAGATAGTTTAATGAAGGTTCTCGGTGAGAGACCACAAATGTCAAGTACTCTGGATTTGGAGTACTTAAGTAAATTCCTGGCTACAAGGGAGCCCTTGTACTTACATTGTTCCGAGTTTGAAGATCTCGGGATTATCATAGCCTGTAGCATGTTACAGGTAAGAACTAGAATATATACCACCGATGTAAGATTGGTGACATTGATACAAAAGAGACTATCAAGTAGACTCAAACATTATGGAATAACCTTCAACAACAAAACGAAAGAAGGTAAACAAATGAATTTCGGAGGTGAACCCACCGAATTAAGAATGACTGAAGCAGACGAATTTGTCTGGGACACTATAAGGGGCATCAAAGAAGATGAAGGACCCGAAGAATTTGAAGACTGGCTCGACAATGAGCCAGAATGTAAAGTTTTATTAATACTCGACTCAGGACGGGTAGTAAATATAGAATTTGAGGACGAG